GTTATACAGATACCCAATGGAACATCTGTTTTGGAGGGGTATTCCAAAGACCCAACCATATGGGCGAGCAATTGTAAGCGTGTGAGAAAACTTGGGAGCGTCCCAGTAACACTGGTTAACGTGAACAGCGTTGACAGGGATGTAAGCAGACTGCGAGTGCTTACTGTAATCCTTGGGGCGACCAGAACAGTCAATGATGTAATCAGCATCAATGTCATCTGGTTTTACATTATGTTCAAACAAGTCAACATGGTCTTTTAGTCTTCCATACACGTAGTCCTGCATCTTGTTTGCGTTAAAGTGCAAGGCCACTGTTGGTGAGGGAAACTCATGGAGAAACTCTTCTTCAGTGGCAGACCAACCCCGCTTGAAGATACCCGTTTTTACGTAGCCATCCACAAGATCAAAGTCTTTGGGACCAAACCCCAAGGTTCGATGCAGAAGGGAAGGGAGTACGAGAGTTGTCCCCTCGCCTACCGCCTGCGGTTTAATGTTAGGATCGTAGTGCCACTCAACTTTTGCTTCTGGAAAGCTAAGTTTCATTTGCAACGCCGACATGCACCCAACAGTTCCACGACCTATGACCGCGTACTTCTTCACGATATGTCCAAAACAGAAGGAAGCGTTGGCCAGACCACAGAAGTTGGGAACGTAGCTTGAGCCGTAATATCCAACAAATCTGTTCGGTACTGTGTGACTTCCGTTTGTTCATCAGAAGTTAACCCACTCCATCGCATAGGATTTGAAACCACAGGGTCAACAAACGCCCGTAATTGGCTGTCTCTTAAAAGCCTAATTTCAGCAGCGTTAGCAGCATCTATTTCCGCCTGAGTGGGGGGTGTTGGGGCAATGTATGCCCCAATCGCACCGTCTGCCTGCATCTGGGCAAGCAGTGCAGTGTTGTCGATAGTCATGTCGGCGTCATTTACATCTAGGGTATACGGCGTCCAACCTTCATACTCAGGCAGATTAAGAAAGCAGTCAATACGATTGCCTGTGTCGTCAATATAAACCGCTTCTTTGTAAACATATGTCATTAAGCGTACCTCACCCAAAGACCGGGAAATGTTGGACCCCAGTTTGGACTAGCTTCTTGCGGTGCTCTCATTGCTGGAGTCATTAACCGCCAACTTCCCGAATAAGTCTGGTTACTTTGTAGGGAGGTATTGGAAGCAAAGCTGTTGTTTACCGCGTTAGTCAGACCTGTCGTGCCAGAGGTAGAGGTTGTTTGGTTTGTGACAGCAAGCGCTCCCCCCTCTATGCCACGGGATTCTAAATTGCTACCTGCGGTAGTCCTACCCTCTTTATAGCCTACCCCTACAGTATTTGATTGCGAAGTGTCATGTGCAACGGTGTACGTTCCCACTCCGTTAACGGCTGTACTAGCTCCAGTGGTAATATTTCCGCTCCCAAGAATGGAATTACCACCTACCGTCTTTAAACCGCCTACATTCTGTAAGTTTCGACTGTCATCAATAACAGTCGTGCCGTTTACTTGAATAGCCATCTTCGTGTCCTTCCACTATTAGCCGTTGAGTTTTGCCGTCAGCGCGTCGATCTGCGCCTGCTGTTCTTTAATTGCCTCGATCAGGAGGCCCACCATGTTGCCGTATTGGACGGTCAAATTGCCCGCGTCGCTTTCTTGAACCAGCTCTGGCAGCACCGCCTGCACCTCCTGTGCTATCACACCTGACGACTTTTCGCCACTATCTTTGAACGTGAAGCTGTAGCCACCCAACTGCTGCACCTTGCCCAGCGCGTCTGAGATCGGCTCGATGTCCGTCTTAGTGTTGCGGTCGGACGTGGTGTTGAACGTGGTTGCGGTCACTGTGGTGAAGGTCGGGCTTGCAGTCACATTGAGGGTGACAGAGCCGCTTGAGCCGCCTCCGGTCAGGTTTGTGCCAGCGGACACGTTGGTGATGTCGCCCACATTAGTCGTGTAACCCGCCCCATTCGTGAGCTGGTTGTTGTTGGTGATATAGTTGGCGTTGGTCGCCCCTGTGTACCCCAAATTTGCAAGTGTCAGAGTATGCGACCCCAGCCCCGTGACGTGGCCGTATGTATCAAGCGTAACGTCTTGTATGACTGTCGCACCGGAGTTGTTGACCGACCCTTGAGAAGATGTATCAGCGTGGCTAATCGTGATGTTGCCAGATAAAGCGCCACCACCAGAAATACCACCACCTGCGCTTACAGTGCGGGATGTAGGAACCTTGGTGCTGTCTGCAACGGTGATGTTGGCCGAGCCGTTAAACGATACACCGTTAATAGTCCGTGCAGTTTGCAGGGTTGTGGCCGTTGAGGCGTTACCTGTAAGAGCCGCTGTGATCGTACCTGCAGAGAAGTTGCCAGAGCCGTCCCGTGCTACAACCTTGGAAGCTGTGTTCGCCGAGGTAGCGTCCACACCAAGAGTCAGTGCAGCGCCTTCAGAAGCTCCGCCACCGCCTGTGAGATATGAACCGTTAGCAACAGATTGGACATAGTTGCCTGTAGTGTCCGTGCCTAAAGCTACAGAGTTTGCTTGTATCGTAGCAGTGCCCGTGACGTTGCCAGAACCATCAAACGAGGCTGAAGTCCAAACCACATCCCCCGTCATTCCGATTGTGCGGCCTGTTGCCAATGCTGTAGCGGTGTCGGCGTTACCGGTTACGTCGCCTGTCACGTCGCCGGTTAGGTTTGCAGTGACTGTTCCAGCAGTAAAGTTACCAGAGCCATCTCTTGCGACGATGGTCGAGGCGGTATTTGCCGAAGTGGCGTTTGAAGCGACGGTAAATGTACCTCCTTCAGAAGCGGAAGAGCCGGACAGACCCACACCGGACACCGCGCCTGTGGCAACGTAGTTGCCCGTAGTGTCCGTACCCAATGCAACAGAATTTGCTTGTATTGTGGCCGCTATAGATACGTTGCCTGTGCCATCGAATGACCCAGATGTGCCTGCCACATCCCCAGTAAGACTAATTGTGCGGCCTGTTGCCAGTGCAGTGGCCGAAGAAACCGGAGTGTTCAAAGAGAACTCTTGCGCCGTAAGCGTCAGCCCTGCACCCGCAGTATAGAGTGGGGCGTCGGAAACTATGTTGAACACAATGTCTGTCGTACCAAAAACAATAGTTCCCGCTGTGGCCATTACATCAAGCTCGCCGCCGTGAACCGTACCCTCGGTGATAAAGAACGCGTCCCCTTCACCCAAGGAGTCAGGGTCACTTGGGCCGTAAGAGTCCGCATCGGTAGATCGCGTAAGAACCCAGTTTGTAGACCCACTGCCCACTGTAGTAACCGTATAAATGCCATTATGCGCCGCGTTAGTCTGATCTTGGACCATAACACGGTCAGCCGCGACAAGAGTAACGCCATCCAAAACCAGAGCCGCTTGAGTCCCCGCATTGGTAAGCGTAGCTCCGACACCGCTAGAACCATTATTATATGTAGCGTTTAAGTTAGCGGTTGTCTCCGCTCTACAGGCTTGATGGTAGTGGATCCCTGCCGCGGCAATATTATCTACATACTGCTTAGTAGCGGATTGTAGTGCAGCTGTTGGGTCAGCGTTGAGGATGAGGTTTCCCGTCATCGTGCCGCCAGCTTTAGGCAGTGCAGCGTTTGCAGTGTTGGTCGTCGTGGTAAGCACCGCATCGCGGGCCGCAATATCGACCCCATCAACCGTACCGCCCACAACCAAGTTGTTTCCGACGGTCACGTTATTGCTTGCGTCTTCAAGTACAGCCTTATCCGCAGGGTAAGTCAGGAAGATGTTCTTCGTACCGATACCCCAGTTAACGGCGTTGTTAGAGTTAGAAGACGAGAACACCGTTGTACGGGTAATAGTTCCCGCACCCGAAGCGTATGTGCCGAGACCGACTTCAAAGTCTGCGTTATCCGTAATGGAATAGTAGACAGTGTCCGTATCAGAGGCAACCGAAGCAAAGTTTTGGAACCCCGCAACCGCGCCTCCAAGAGTGTAAGCCCCGGTCCCAGTAGTGTTAGTGGTTTCTTGTACGCGATCAGCAACAATCAGAGACATGGGGCAAACCCTTTATTTTAAGCGATACGGATGATAGCGTTCGAAGCATCCGCTGTAGGGAACTGAATCGTAAACGTACCAGTTGTAGAAGTCTTGTCCGCACCGAAGTCCAACACCGCAACGGTAGGATCACCAGAGGCTGTGCTGTTGTAGATCAATGCACCGCGCGCGGTGATTGTAGCAGATGTAAACTCAAGGTCAGCAAAGTCTGTCAGAGCTGTTGTACCCGAAGTTGTCGGAGTCACGTTTGTGAGTGTGCCCCCGCCAGCGGCGTAGCTACCAGAGTCCCCAACTTCGTTGGTCGCAGTGTACGCAGTGGTAGCAGCCGTGAACGATGCGTTGTTGTCATACAAAGCAAGTTTGAATGTATCACCTGTAGAAGTGGTGAAGTTGTGTGTGCCAACCATCAGTTCTTGCTTGAACGATGTGCACATAAAGTTACCTGTAAAGGCCATTTAAAGTCTCCTAAGTTGAGCTGCGAGGTCAGGAAACCCAGCCTCTTGGATTTTTACGCACATCGTTGCACGGTCTTCCCTGACCGCTACTTTAATATAATGCGCTATAATTTGCAACATCCGCGATTTATACGCCTCTGCTTGCACACGTATCTCGGGCGGTGCTGAAGTAGACACACTCATTAGCTTATCTACACACATTTCAGCAACAGCGTCAGGGCTGTGGCCACCTTTATCGGCGGTACGTACTTTAATGGCATCAAAGCCAAAATCCATCTCAATCTGCATCAGAGTCTCCCATCTCTGTACTCGTCTGTCGAGCTACGGATTTGGACCCCGGTAAGCTGTCCAAGAGCTTCGCTATAACGAGTAGTGTATAGTTGGATGAGGTCTGCCTCACCCTTCATGTATGTGTACGCCTCAATCAAAGAACCATAAAGCAAAGCGGATTCGGCGTTGTCGCCGTACCAAGATGTGCCTGTAGTTACGATTGAAGGCGGATCGTAGTAGTAATGCAACTCAACTGTGTAGTTGCCATCTGGTGTTGGGCCGAGGATGAAGTTGCCCTGCTCTCCACCGTAATCCCCGTCAAACTGAGCATAGTATTTCGGCAGTCCAGAAGTGCTGGATGCTGGGTAGGCTTCGCGGATGAAGTTTACGTCTTTATCAATAAGAAACGAATAGTCCCCAGATGAGTCTACTACAGCTAAAGAGAACACAGAGATAAAATCTTCTGGTCTTGCCAGATACCAATTACCGTTGGTGGTAGCCGCAGTAACATTCTTCCGCAACTCAGGCACCATTATAGAGCGGTTAAGCCGCTCTTCCGCCTGTTCGACGAAGGTAGGAATGTTGGAGACGAAGCTCGTCTCCTCATTCTGTGTATAGTCCTGTATCGCTGCTACCAGCTCAGTGTAGTTCATCAGAACTTACCCCATTTTATAGTTGCCGCCACGTGTAGCAGCGCCCATGCCGCGGCACATACCGCCGTCACCCATCTTCTTGACTTTCTTCATCTT